AATATTGTACTTAAACTCTTTTTGATTATATCTAAAACTTCGTCACTTCCCCCACTTGGGTTGTGCATCATTAAGATTCCGTAATCAACTATATGAACCTTGTTACCAGATACAGCAATTAAGCCCGCTATACTCGCTGCAATGCCGTCTATATAAGTATTAACTGGCACTTTAGAATTAAGAATAGCAGTTATAATAGAAAAGCCATCCATTACGTTACCACCGCTAGAGTTTATATGTACTTTAATTAAAGAAGTCTTATCCTGTAAGAATTGTATTTCGTGAGCAAATGCACTACCATCTATACCGTAGTTTAAGTTTCCATTTGAATCAATTGAAGTTCCAATATCATCGTGCAATAAAATTACAGTCTCATCAGATCCTTCAACGAAATTTTGTATGTATTTTAACTTCATAAATACAAAGATTATACTTATATTTGGTATAGTATAAACTTTTGTAACAACTATTTACGGATGAGAAAGAGGACAACGGAAGAGTTAAAGAAAAAAACGGACTCGCACCAAATCAGGCTGACTACTCAAATAAAAGGAGAGGTAAAATGTAAGTTTATGAAAGACCTTGTTTCTAAACAGAAATTTGGTATAAATGAAGCCGAACTACTTCGCAGAATAGTTCGGAACCATTATAAGTAATTAAAATATTGGTATAGTTAATTGACCGCCTATTTCAAAAGTTGAACCATTAGCCCAATAAACATTAGCCCAATTCCAATGAGGTAAAATGTCTATTTGACCTGCACCCGCGTTTACTGACATTCTCCCTGATCCTGTAGTTGGCGTGTCGCTTGTACTTCCAACGCTGCAGGTATCCCTATAAGTAAATCCTGTATCAGAAGTTGTTGCAGCAGGGAAAGCAAAAACAATAGAGGTTACATTTGTAGAGGTAATTGTACCAGTTGCCGTAAATATCATTGTTAATGTCTTTCGCTCTATAAAATACTTAACATTCGCAGTTGTTACAGTTAAAGTCCCCCCTCCCGCTGGTGTTACGTCTGCTAAAACGTTTCTTTCGATCCATCTGTTTTGCAAAAATACTACGTCTTCATAATTAAATGACCCAGTACCTAAAGCACCGTTAGCAATTACAATATCCCTGTGATTATGTACATTTCTTGGCGTTCCATCTGAAAAGGTTAAAGGATCTGCAGTACCATCGTTTGTTGTCGTTATAGTGCATATATCAGCTACAGTAATAGGCACACTAGCAAAAGCTGGCATATCGTATATTTCACCGTTTATATAAATAGCTCCTTCTGTATAGCTAAAAGGACTACCACCAGTAGACTTGACACAACCCCATAAAACATAAGGCGTACCGTTGTCTCTAACGTCTCCTATGTAAATTTGCATAAGATTAACAATTTGTTCTTTTGTTGCATCTTGCAAAAACTTCATAGAGTGACCTGTAATAGGCTGTAAAATGTTTGGATCGCTTATGCTATTTGTAAGTATATTTTTCATAGTTTAAAAAGTTTCAACGTCATAAATTAAACCAGCTAAGTTGTAAATATCAGCAAAGTTTCTAATTATATTTTCTCTGTCTACATCGTTACCAGCTAAAGAGTTAAACTTAGCTAAAGGAACAAATATCGTATAGTTTCCTGTTGTGCTTGACACAAAAGCGTTACCCATATAAAAGCCTGCAATTGCGCTGTCGTTTGTCATTGTAGAAGATAACTCTCCAGTGTTACCCATTAAAAAGAAGTCTGAAATAACAAGGTTATTAGTAATAAAGATTCCTGTTGTTTGAAACCATCTATTTAATGCACTTTCAAATATTATCTTCTGACTGTTCCACGCTGTACGCTCTCGTAATCCGATATAATTATCATTAACTTTTAGCCAAAACGCTGTATTACTTGGTAAATTACCTGTACCAGCTGCAGTAGCTTCGTATTGCCCCCGATCTGTAAAGATAACTCTATCACCTATTACGTAAGCTGTTGCATTGTTATAGTCTAAGTCTGTTGTTCCATCCGCATAACTTATAAAGAAAGCATCGTGAAACCATTGCAAAGGTTTAGTTATTACTGTCCCCCAAGCTAAATGAATAGCCTTACGCAACAAAGGAGGGTATAAACTCTCCCAAACAAAACTATAAGATACTGTAAATATACTCATTAGCTAGAAGGTGTAAAAGTTAATTTATCTGTTAATGTTTCGCCTGCCGTGTCTTCCTCAACTACATAACCTGCGATTGTTGGGTAGTCTTTAAAGATTAACGTTTTATTGTCTACTAAGAATACTTTAGATCCGAAAGCCGTTGTATCTGATCTCATAGCCATACCTGTAATAACAATGTCGTTAACACCTGTAACGCCTTGGACCGCATCCGTTAAAGCTTCGACGTTTACTTTTCCTTCAGGCTTCGTACTATCAAAATCTAAAGAAGCCATATAAATCTCTAGTCCTACTATAACATCTGCGCTTATTGTACTAGCATATTGACCATCGTAAAACACCTCCGCTTCTAAAAACATCTTATCAGCTTCTAAGCTTGTAACTACTGGAGCAACACCCGAAAAACTTAGCTTATCTAAATAGCCCTCTAAGCTTGTTTTCTCTGTTCCGCTTAAAGCTTCTGGTGGATCACTTTTCGCAACCTTAACGCTTACTAATCTACTTGGTAGTGTTGAAACCGTAGAACGTGTAATTATCTGTAAAGTAGTGTCAATTGTTGAATATGCTGCAACGTGATTAACAATGGTTAATACTTGAGGAACTGTACTTGAAAATTGAAACTCGTCAACTTTACCCTTTAGCCAACTATCAGAGCCAATTGCCTGATTAGCGATAGTAGTTTCAATTTCAGCCTTTAAAGTGTCTGTTAAGGTTTCGACAATGAATATACTTACACTCATTATGTACTTCCACAACGTATAAATAGCTGTTTGAGAATTACTAGTAAGACCGCTTAGGGCAGGTTGTAATGCCTGTTCTGCGTCCATTTGTGCCTGTATTTGTGCTATTGTTCTTGCCATAGTGTAAAGATAATGATTTTATTTATATTATACGTCTCTTAAAACTGCGTCTACAATAACGTTACAAGCCTTGTTTGTTGTTGCACATTTAGCAATAAATTCAACTCTTACGCCTGCTGTTAATTGAACCCATAAAGGTATAGGAGAGAAGATAAATGACTCGTAAGATTTTATTTCAACCGTTCTAAATGCTACATTACCTACTGGTTGAACGTTAATTTTAAACGTGAAATCATCAGCTTTCCCCGATCCGAATTTGATAGCTAAAAACTCTACTATTTTACCTGCTGGAACTACTCTAATACCGTTCTCTGTCGCGTTGTTACCTTGCATAATTCGACCTTTTGTCGAGTCTGTAACATTTGGCACGCCTCCAGCTGTAACACCTAAAGCAGAAGTGATATAAACGTCACCACTTGGAGTAACCGTATCAATTATAACCGCATTAAATACGTTTTGCAACAATCCCGACAAAGATACTTGAGTTCTTCCGTTTAAAGTAGCTGTTACTGTTGTTAATACTCCTGCGTCATTTATACCGTTAACTACAACCGTTTGTGTCGTGTCTCCTACATCTGTAGAGTTTACATACATTTGAGTATCAGAATTTAAAAAAACATAACTCTGGTCTGTGTCACTATCCCAAATAGTTGTATCACTAGTTTGAATCTCTTCGTTAACCGCTGCAAAACTAAAATCCGTTTCTCCTGCTACTAAACCTCTCGAAACTGCTGCTAAATAAGGTATACCTTGGATCTCTCCAGCACCTGCAGCACTTAATAATGCTATACCATCACAAACCGCTTCCGCTGTTCCGCTTGGCGTAGTGTATACCGTTGCCTCGTCACCTCTGATAAGTTTATCGTTACGGTAAAGCTCAACCTTTGTGCCTATTACTCTTTGTTTAAGTTGAGAAGAGGGTACATATTCAATTGTAGCTCCGTCGTCAATCTTTAAATCCGTTCCTTTTAGTGTTATTGATATAGCCATTTGGTTTTTATTTATAAGTTATCTTCTATTTCTACTATTACTCCTGTAACGTCTGGGTCTACTGTTGCGCTTGTTGTTGGTCTACTATCTGCATCGTAATCTCTTCCTCTAGTTTCGTAATCTTGAATAAATATCTGTACGTTCGGATGGTCGAAATTCTGCTCTTCGTTTCTTCTTTTTACCTTGTCCCAATTACCATATTGGTTATAATGTATAGCACTATAAACACTTTGGGTTAAATCGAAGATTGCTATATCTTCATCTTTGTAGGTTTCAAAACATATATGCAGTCTAACTGTCATCTCTATCAGTTGAACCTTGTTTAGTTCGTCCTTAAACTCACTAGGAATAAACTCAATAAATACAGCGGGATATAAGAACGCTTGTTCTACGTTCTCTCGCTCTATTTGGTTATTCCACAACGCAACGTGTTTAATGCCTGTAATAGCTTTAAGAGAGGTCTTTAACCCTGAAAATAGTACTGTTTTAGGTGCTGCCATTATACTACTGTTGTAGTTATCATCTTAGTAAAGTCGTAACCTTTTAGCTTTTTAGCTACGAAATGATTTAAAGATTTTATGTTGATAGTCTTCAACGCTTTAAGTGACATATTTAAAGCTTTGACTTTCCACAATCCTGTTGTTTTAACTGTTATATTTTTCATAGTTACTTAAATTGTTTAAATGCGTTTAACACTTTTTTGTTCAACTCTTTAATTAATAGCTTTTCTAGCTTCTTAGAGTCTCCTATAAATTCTCTCTTTGGCATTTTCCCCTGACCTTCGTTGTGTACAATTGCATAAGGTACGTCAGATCCAAGCGTCACACTATTTAAGGTCTTTCTTACAACTCTTACGGATCTTTTTAATCTACCTGTTTTAACTAAAATAGCTCTTTGTCTTCCTCTCTCTTGTCTTTTTCTTCCCGTCCATTTCCTTAGTACCGTATTGGTGAAACCTTGATTTCTAAACGATCCTTTAAAATGGTTCAAAGCCTCAACGCCCATGGTTTTGACAAACACTTTTAGTTGCTTCTGTAAAAGCCTTTGAGTGTTGTGTATTTTAGTGCTGTTCTTTCCCATTATTGTACTGGTAAATCAAAATTGTTTTCTTTAAATCCTTTATCTACTCTAGCTACATCATAATAAGGATGCGCTGGGCTAAATATTTGTTGTTTCTTTCCTGCGTTAAACCTAAATATCGGAGGTACTTCCTTATCTGTTGGAGGTGTCACCTTACTTAAATCACTATCTTTTCTCCCTTTAACTTGTATCGTTGTACATCTACAATTCCAACCGTTAGGAGGCATAAATGTATTCCAAAAACTATCATTAACAGGACGTATAATATTATCTAATGCTTTATGCTCGTCTCTTACTCTTTGATCTCCTATCGTCTCATATTGCAACTGAGGAAACACGTCTTTATCTCTTTCAATATCCATCCAATGCCTTGCGCTTTGAGACTGGGCTATTGCACTATGATATTCAGTTGTTAACCAAGTACGGTTATAAGTTTCAAACACTTCATTTGCCAACTTTTCAAACTCCTTAAACGTCCTTACTTTATCTCCTTTAGTAATCAATGAACTAATCTCTCTCGTCTGTTGGTAATTCTTCGCACCACTAAACACAAAAACGTCACTCTTTAACCTTGTAAGCATTTCGTAATCAGGTGTGCCAAATTGTACATTAATTAAATTGCTTCCAAACCCAT